TGAGGAGGCCGTGCCACGCAGTGCAACCCTAGTACAGAAATGTACTAGCCAAATCAATTATTAGTAGTTTTAACTACTACTAATTGTACCAAAGGAGGTTTTTCCTTGTTTGTCAGTCGTGGTAAGACAAAAAGCCGTTCCCTGCGTGGTCCTCAGTTTTATTTTCGCGAGGACGACTACGGGAACGACGGTAGTGCCACTGGACCATTTCAATGGTACAAAGGCACTCCTGTCAAAACCACGACTGGCGGGATTCAGATCACTGAATCGGATGGCAATCGCTGGCCCCCTCCTAAGAAGGGTCCAGACGCCAATTCTGATTTGGGTTCAGAGTTTTACACTCTGAAACAGGAGATCGTGAACTCTAAGTTCCCGATCTCTGTTCTCGAAGTTCCGGTCAAGGTTACTACATCTTGGACAAAATCCAGGATGCAAGGACCTTGGATCGCGAATTGCTTCGTGACCACAAATCAAGGCGGTTTGTACTTGCCGGCACGACCGCTGCAATACAACTTTCCCCCTGACCTCTCAAGCTCAAGGCAAGAGCTTGTGACCAAGGGAACGGTTGCTGTTGCAGCGGTGGCACCTACAAACCAGATTGCGAACGCTTCTTCAGCGATTGGTGAGCTTCTCCAGGATGTTCCCCAAGTACCCGGGGTTCATCTTTGGGAGGCGCGTCTTCGAGCAATCGAGACGCTTGCTGCGGGCGGCGCTGAGTTTCTCAACGTCGTCTTCGGCATATCCCCAACGATCGACGATATGGGCACCTTTCTTAAAGGTGTTCATAAAGTCGAGCGTGTTGTCGACCAGTTCATACGTGATTCTGGTCGCAACGTCAGAAGGAGCTTTCACTTTCCCAAGGAAAGAAGCATCAGCGAAGAGGTCTTGCCCAACACGTACTCCCCGGCGCATCTGACCTATAGGCCATTTACGAACGGGACGTCCGGTTGGGGTGAGATCCCTCTTCAAGTAGCTGAGGCTTTCCCATGTTATGAGACCATACGTACTAGGGTCATCGAACGTGAAATTTGGTTCGATGGTGCTTTCACCTATCATTTGCCCAAGTGGTTTGACACCCACTCTAAGCATGATAGGAGATTGCTGATGGCAAAGCTCTTCGGAGCTGAGCCGGACCTGAATACGTTGTGGCAACTCACACCATGGTCCTGGGCCGTTGACTGGATCAGCAACGCAGGTTCTTACGTAAAGAACCTGCAGAACCTGATTAGTTACGGCACGGTTCTCCGGTATGGTTACGTGATGGAAACAACTACCATCACGGACACTTATACCGCTGGAAATAGGAAGGGTGTAGTTTTGCACCCGGAGCGATTTGCTCCTCCCTATCCAGGTGTATCCCCTGTTGCTCTTCGCACAACAGTGAAGAAGAGGATACAGGCGAACCCCTTTGGTTTTGGCCTTAGCTGGGATGGATTGTCATCCATGCAGCAGGCCATTGTTGCAGCTCTTGGTATCACCAGAGTTGCTAGGTAGATCACTGCACACCAACGCAAAGGAGCACGTCGATGTTCACTGATCCGATTACCCTGGATCCGACCACAGCGTTCAACTCGACGGCCGTCACACTTCCCCGCGTTTCACAGCAGGGTTTTGCGTCGGTCTATCAAGCTGGACCGCTGTCGGTCTTCCCGGGCAGTCTCCTGAAGGTCTCTGCGTCACATCAGTACGGACGCAGGATCCGCAGGTCCCTTCGGCTGGACTACGCCGACAACGCGGGTTCTACCCTCATCACGGGAACGACGTCACCTCGCAGCATGTCTGCGTACGTGGTGTTCGACATCCCGAATGCGGGGCAGTTCTCCGCCGCGGAGCAGAAGGCGCTCTTCAATGGCCTCAAGGGCACATGGAGTGCGTCGACTGATGCCATTCTGTCGAAGCTTGTGGGTGGCGAAAGCTAACCCACCTTCGGCAGATACCTACTGGCATCTAGCTCAGGGAGTGAAACCATCGGCTTAGGACGTTTTTCCTCTATCAGGAGGTTACGTGAAAAGCCTAATGGTGCTCTGGAATACCATCGCTGATGACTTGGCGATGGGATGTTGCACTAGCGCCCACCGCGACAAAGAACTTGTCGCGGAGCGGTCTAAGAAGGAGGGGTTATCGTTTCTTACGATAACTCTCCCCAACTTTGCAAAAGACTTTGAGTACTGTCTTGAGCAAGGAAGGGTGGACGACACCGTTTTTCTTTCTTTTAAGAAAAACGGGAGTCTCCCGGCATTTCTGTCGGGTTTCTCTCGTCTCATCTTCGACCGCCGTACTGGCGTTCTACTCGATGAACCCTCAGTCGATGCGATTCGAGCCATAAGACAATTGACTTTGATCTTTGGCAAGATTCTACTCGACTGTAAGCCCTCTCGCGAGAGAAGGGCTTTTCGAGAGTTCGTTGAGTGTGAGCAGGAAGTCAAGGAACTCAATGGGAGGAGGAATCATAATCGTTTCTTCCACCTGTCGACGCTCCTTTTCGGCTCGATGTTCAGTGTCATGGACAAACAAGTCTATGACGGCTGTCTTCGTCCGAAACACGGTCCAGGCGCAACTGCCGATTCCCTTGTCGGGAATCAAAAGTTCCGCCAAACCGAATGGCCCGTGCGCCTTGAGAACTATTTCCCTTTCGTGGAAATGGTTCTACCTAGCTACTCCTATTGGGAGGAGCTAGACAAGGTTGACTTCCTCGAACCCGGATCTGAGAGGCCTGTTAAGGTTATCTCAGTTCCTAAGACGATGAAGACCCCTAGAATAATCGCGAGTGAACCTACTGCGATGCAATACTCGCAGCAGGCGATTTTGCGGCTATTCCAGGAAGCCGTTAAGGATTCTTTCCTTAACGACTTCATCGGCCTCGATGATCAAACGCCTAACCAGCGTTTGGCCAAAGAGGGTTCGTCGAAAGGCGAACTAGCGACACTCGATTTGAGAGAAGCTTCCGATAGGGTCTCACATGAGACCGTCTCACTGATGCTTTCCAGACATCGTCACTTACACGATGCTGTCATGGCTTGCAGAAGTGAGAAGGCGCTCCTACCTGGAGGGGATGTTATGTCCCTATCCAAGTTTGCGTCTATGGGTTCAGCCCTGTGCTTTCCGATGGAGGCTGCCGTTTTCCTTATGGCAATCTTCAGAGGAATTGAACAGGACTTAGGACGCCCGTTGACCATGAAGGACGTTAAATCCTATCGTGGTCGGGTGCGTGTCTTCGGAGACGATATTATTGTCCCCGTTGATCATGTGCGTTCCGTGATCCAATCACTTGAGGCCATTGGTCTCAAAGTGAACGGTCGCAAGTCTTTCTGGAACGGTAAGTTCCGTGAGTCTTGCGGGAGGGAGTATTATGACGGACAGGACGTGTCACTGGTCCGCGTCCGTCGTCCTATTCCCTCATCTCGGAAGAACGTACAGGAGATCATTTCGACTGTTTCTCTCAGAAACCAACTCTATCGAGCTGGTTTGTGGAGCGCAGTGGATCTTCTTGACCGTCAAATGCACAAACTACTTGTGCATTATCCGGTGGTTGAAGAGAATTCTCCTGTATTGGGTCGGGTTGATTACTACTCTCCTCTTTCTATGGAGGGGGTAGTTGTCAAAAACTCCATTCCTATGGTTAAGGGATGGAGAATCCGGTCACCTATCCCAGTTAATGAGATAGATGACTGGCCTGCCCTGCGTAAGTGCCTCTCCTCGATGGAGGAAGGTCGTCCAACGGAGTTTGGCATTGCCAAAGTGCCAACTTCCGCGGATCACTTACGACGTTCTGGACGTCCCCGAGTCGTCGACATCAAACTCGGGTTGGGTCCGACTGGTGCTTAGCGAAAGCTAAGCGGTCAGCCAGGCGGTGGTTACGGTTCTAACCGTAACTAGGGGAGCAAACCTAGGGGATGGGGCCTTGCCCCATCAGGCTATCTTTCCG